ACTGTAGTTGTTCCTGTAGCGGTAAGGTCAGTAAACGTGGCTGCACCTGCAGATGCTGCACCTATCGTTGCACCGTCTATTGCACCACCGTTAATATCTATGTTAGAAAATGTAGCTGCCCCAGTTACTGTAACAGAGTCAATGTAACCTACACCGTCAACATATAAGTCTTTAAATTTAAGAGAGGATGTACCAATGTCAATGTCGTCATCAGTTACAGGAACAATAGCACCGTCTTGTATACGTACTTGCTCTACTGCAGATCCACCTACCTCACTAAAAAAACCTATTCTATTGTTACTAGTATCTATTACAACTTTGTTTAGTGCGTCACTGTCAGCTATCAGAGGTACGTAACCACCTTCAGTAGAACTACCGTCATGCTTGTGTCCAGTAGCTAAAGCAAAAGTATCTCGTAGAGCATTGTACTCTGCGTTTACTGGTGCAGCTTTAATAACCGCATTAGCGATAATATCGGCTGCTGATTGTCTTGAATAACCTGCCATGTTATAACCTGTCTCCTACTCCAAATGTAATCACTAAACCTTGTATACTGTGTGATGCACTTGTGTCATTAGTAACGTATTTTAAAGATGCGGATTTACCTGATCCTTCAATGTTAGTTCGTTGTACTGGTGATGGATTACCATCAAATATTGCGGTACTGTTGTATACGGCTTCGTTATAATAAGCCGCTGCACCTGTGTTATCTAAATTAAAGTTAGTTGGATTTAATGTAGCTACATCTTCGTAGTCATACACAGCCGACATAACTATTGAGTTGTCTCCTTCAGAACGTAAGTATGTAGATACACTATAAAATATTTTACGCTGTTCAGGGTCTTGTAAATAGTAAAAGGGAGTTTGAAAAATACTAAAGATTGGCTCACCGCCAAAATCATTCCCACTTTCTTGTTGTTGTACCTTACCTGCTGAAGTACCATGTATAACAATTTCATTCTGTCCTATATAACCACTAGCTGCACATGTAGCTGTAATACCTAACATCTGACTATACTCAAACTGTAATCCATTAGGCGTCTGTCTGAATCCACCAATAATACCTTGAGTATCTGTAGTGGCAAAGAAATAACGAAACTGTGTCTTCTGTCGTATAACTACTGCGTTTAAACCTTCTAAGTCAATATCAAATACAATGTCGGTAAAGATAGACTGAATGTTTTTAGATACTGTTTCTAGATTAACGTCACCAATTTTTGCTGTACCTGAAATAGGACGTAAACCATCTTGTGATAAGAATAATAAGTCACCACCAATTTCTATAACACTATCTGTAGCTAAACATCCAAGGTCATCTGTAACAGTTTGTAATGTAAAATTAGCTAGTGCAGTACCCCCTAGTTTTTTAATATTAGTAGAGCCAAATACAAATAGTTCGTTTCTAAATGATTTAATAGCAACTATAGGAAAGCCTACGTTTATTACACCTGCGCCATCATTAGCAGCAAAATTTGTTTCTGCTAGTGGCGCACTAAAAAAAAGTTTAGTTGGGTGTGCAGGATCACCTGCTAAGAATAAATGGTTTTGAAATATAGCAGAAAACTTAGGATCGGTAGGAGCACTACTATGTGTAATTTGTGTATACGTAGTTCCATTATACGTGGACGCAGGGTTTATACCGTCTGTTAGTACAACCTTTGGAGTACCGAAGTTAAACCTAGAGAACCTAACCTTAGTTACCCCTACCATTGTAGGTGAACCTGAAGTTGAAACAGCATCCCAAGCTGAACTAGAGTTATTCCATTTGTGTAAGTAGTTGTTACCTGATGATGGTTTTCTACAAGCTAGTATACCATCGTTAATACCGTCAGCTACAACTACGCCTAATACACTTCCTGTTCCTGTAACTGTGCCATAGTTATTGGCAAATCCATTTATCTTTCTATATCCACCTGTAACAGCAGGTTCATAGTTAATTAAAGATATAGCAGATCCAGGTTGTGTCTCACCTTGAGATAACACATCTCTGCTAGTATTTAGTCCTCCTTGACAGAAGACTTTAAAAGAAGCTAAATTGTCTGCCATTAGATCACGCTATTAAAGGTACTAGTATATGGGCGATTAATTGCCGTTGAACGTACATACAGATTATCATCTAGTAGTATTCTACGCATAGACTTTATACCTTCTTCAAAATTACTTTGATGCATTGCTGCACTTTGTTCATTACTACGAAAGCGCATAACAAACATAACTGCACCATCAACTACAACATGTTTAAACCTATCTGGTATAATCATTGTATCTGTGTGTGCAGTTAAGTCTGCAGGAAAGGTAAAGTAAACATACTCTACTTCATATGCTGCGTCAGTAAGGGGAGTAACACCAAACTTTTCTTCTAGTGTTTGATATACGTATAGAGGTTTACTAACACCGTTTGTTTGATCGCCTTGATCATCTTGAGTACGATAGTTATGTAAATAGTCATTATATGTTATTGTTCTAAGTGGTCTAGGTGTATTATCTAATCCACTAGTCTTTTTCAAAAAGAACGAATCCCAATCAACAGTACCCATGTCTATAGGAAAGTCATAAGTTCTTTGGGCTGCTGTTAATGTTTGAGTATTAGTTGTTTTTAAAAAAGGATATTCTTGACCATCCTGTATTATTAATCTTATACTATTGTTAATAGCATCTTTAACTAAACCCTGCACATTACGTACAGTAGTAAAGCCATCACCTGCAGTATCCAAAGTGACTTCATTCAATCTTCGTAGTGTATCGTTTACAAGTGTAATGTAAGTAGTTGCCATTTAAATAACCTTTAGATAAGCTGAGAGGGGCAAGTTTCCCTGCCCCCCAGTTTAGTTTATTTATGCGCTGTCACGACTTACTTCGTCAGCCGTCATTTCGCCTAATGCACTAACGTCCATCATTACGGCATATACACGTAGTGTACCTGCTGTAAATGATGCACCGCCACCTGCAAGGGTTACGTCAAGTGTATCTGCAGAAGTGACAACAACATCACCTGCTACAGTCGCTGAAGGGGCATAAGCTCCGTCAGCAGCACCATCAATATCAAATGCAGCGACATACTCATTGTCATCTACAGCCGTACCTAAAATTGCGGTAGCGTCTGTGCCAGTGTTTTGAGTAGCAGAAGCTGTTACTTGAAGACCTGCAGCAATAATTTTAGTATTAGCAGGTACAGTAATAGCCTGTACTACATCCCCATTTGGGTTAATACTATTTGCAGTTAGATCAATGGTTTGCTCAACCATGTAAGGTTGACGCCCACGTGAAGAACTCCCATGTGCAGGAGCTAGAGTTGCAGTAATAGTAGCCATTTTCTATTCTCCTTATCGCAAGTTGTATATCGCATTAACCAACGCTTCAGGGCGTAAGATTTTGCGACCATATAGATGCATACCACGAACAATGTCAGCAAAGCTGTCTTGGTCACGATATGTTTCTGTCTTATTGATCTGCTCCGCAGTTGCAACAGCAGAACTATGTCCACCTACGATAACACCGTAGTTAGATGTGTTTGAAGCTGCTTCAGTTGCAGGACCATTACCAATAGTCGGTAGGTTGTTAGATACATGTACCTGAAAACCGTGTAGGTTATTAACTACAAGACCGTTTCGTATTCCACCTGACTCACCAAAATCTGCGTTCTGAAGACGTGAATCTTCATCTCGTAGAATTTCCATGAATACTGGGTCTACAACAAGCCATCTACCTTGTGAGTCAACATTTTGTTGATCCAACTTACGTGCCATACGTGCAATAAGTTGTAGTGGGTTTGCTTCACCTGCAGTTGAAGGTGTAGCAGTTGCACCACCTGTTCTAGGTAGAAGTGCAATTGACTGATCTCCTGTACCTGCATTAAAGTCAGAACCGTCTAACTTCATTGAGGCAAGCAATTCGTCAGAACCTGCAGTTGATACAGCAACACTACCGTTAGTAGTTGTATTGGCAGTATTAGCATTACCATGTATTGCAGATTGTTTGTAGCCAGATAAGTAACCAAGTACATCTTGGTCAAACTGGTCTGATAGTCTATATGCAGCACGATCACTTGCAAGACTGCCGAAATTTACGTGGCTATGGGCCTCCTCAATATCGTCAACCTTAAAAGCAAAGTAGTTGGCTTTATCAATAGTCAATGAAAAATCTTCATCGTCTAAATCTTGTGGTGTGATGGTCGTACCACGTGCATATGATTTCACGGTGATTTCAGGTTCTTTAATAATTTTTACTGAATCACCCATTTGGGCTATCTCTCCAAAATAATCAGAGTTGGTGATAGCTTCAACAACAGATGCCTTGCGGAAAGCAAGTTGCACCTGTTTGGAATAGATCACTGGGCTAAAATTGCCGTTAGGTAAATTGCCGTGACCTGCTGCTGATGAAAACGCCATTATGGTTTCTCCTTATATTAGCAGTAACAGATGCGAAACACACAGATAGTTAATTGGAGGCTAGACATCGTAGGGTGCATATTTACAACACTTGGCCTTTATGTTGTATTTATGGGCCATGATTTACTAGGTAAGTCCGTAAGCCACTGTTGTTTGCTTGGGGATATAGATAACGCAGGTATCCATAGTGGGGCTGCGTTAAACTATCATACATATAGTTATATCATAAATAACTATAATGTCAATACTTTTTATCTAGCTGATCCAGATAAATCGTATATAAAGTTGCCTGTACGAATAGCTTCCATAATCTCATCGGAATTTTTTTCGTATTGTACAGCAGACATTTTTTGTACATCAG